AAGACGCAATTTTCTGGGAGAAAGTAATCAAATCTCAGGGATGTAAGGATATTAAGATACTTGCATCCTGATAAATACTCAACATGACATATATACTTTGTAAACTGGCACAATACCCCTTGACTCTGTAAGTTTTTTCTCCTATCATAGCCAAAGTTACTTCAACGGAGCATCATGGTTTCTTACCTCGCAGCACAAAAGCAAAAGGTTCGCATCACTCTGGACATGGAAGTTTTTCAGGATTTTGATGCTCGACAGATTGATTGGGAAAAACTGTTTAATCTTGAACCAGGAGAAAATGTAGAAGTTTATGTTGAAGAATTTGATCGCTACTGAATATCAAAATTGTGACAGTCTACAGGCTGACCACCAAACCACCCTACGGGGTGGTTTTCCTGTATATTGGCTAAATCGAAATGAATTGATCCAATGGCAAAATCCTCTAAAAACTGGAAAGCTTATTGCCAAGTTGCTTTTAATGCACTCAATTCCAACATTGACCACTGGGGCGATCCTGATTTCTTTCGACCAATCACCCGCAGTTTCTATGAACAAGTTTTTAGTTCTGGATATAATCATTCTGGATTGATTAGTGAGGAAGCAATAAACAATCCAAAGGAACGCACGCATGACCATTGTCTCTCACCTCAGTTTATTTGTCGCATGATTATGGACAATCCTGAGATATATTTGTCCGATTATGATATTTTTGAAAATTTGTTTGATCTTGCTCGCACTACCATTTGCGTGACTAAAAAGCAAAACAAACAACTCAGTTTGCTGACTGACAATGATGGTACAGATTACAAGGTTTATGTACCAACAGACCGTAAATACAAACATCTTAATATCAAACTTTATAAAAAAGTTGGATCTCGTTGGGATAATGCCGTAAAGTGTGATGATGACTTGATCCTCGCACCTAAAGATCTTCTTAATTATGAAGCAAATTTTCTAGTCTGACACCAACTGTAGCCTCTAAAGTGTCCCTGTAGTATAAGCACAACTTTCAAATGGCAACCCGCTCCCGCATCGGAATCGAACTTAAAGATGGTTCTATTCTTTCTGCTTATCATCATTGGGATGGTTATCCTGAGTGGTTGGGTCGTATTCTTAACACCCCCTACAACACCAAAGATAAAGTTTCCGAACTGATTGATGGTGGTGATATGTCATCCTGCTGGTCTGATAAGATCTGGGGTGATGAACTTCCCGAAGGCAAGTATGCTCCAGAGTATTATTCTGCTCGCGGTGAGAATTGCCCTCCTCGTCATGATGCTGACATGGAAGAGTTCTTTTCTGATGGTGAAGAATACTCCTACATCTTCCGCAATGGTAACTGGTTTGCCTATGATATGCACCAGTTTGAACCTATGGTAGCACCCGAACCTGTTGAGATTCCTTCTGGAGCACTTGCCGTATGACAATTCAAGAACTTGAAAATCTCCCCGAAGAATTTTGGGATGAAGTTGAATCTGAAGCAGCAAAGCTTGAGGTCACAGTAGACTACTACATCATGGAGTTTATCTAAATAAGAGGAGAAGATTTACTACCAAAGATGAAAACCTTTGCCCAATTCATGACTGAAGCAACTTCAATTCTTGAAGTTTATGATAAAGACGTCATGGGATCTTCACAGATTCGCAAACAGGGCGAAGGTGGAAGAATTGGTAGAGAAAGAAAGAAAACAGAACCAGAAAAGCGTCGTACCAAAGCTGTTGGTGGGGGCAAAACTGTCCCTGCCAAAACATACAAACCAAGATCAGATATTGGCACTCAAAGAGCAGCAAGCACAAGAGTTCAGCAACCTGAGAAGGAAAGAGGATCTGCTGAGGTTAAACAATCATATGCTGATAAGGTAAGAGCAGAGAGAAAGAAAGCAGCACAAGCTAGAATTGCTGCCAAGAAGGGAGGAACCAAAGCTCCTGAGAAGAAGTCTACTCCAACTGCTTCACAATTACTCTCCAAGAAGAAGAAAACTGAAGTCTCTCCAAGTTATACTCCACAGAAAGATTCTGGTTATTCCAGAGACGAAAGGAGAAAGATTAAGAGAGCAGGACAAAGATTAGTCCGTGACATTCAGAAGGGTGTTGATAAACCAGCAAGTCACTACAAACCCTGACACTAACTGTAGCCTCTAAAGTGTCCAAATAGTATGATGGAGCACTCTGCTCCCTATTTTTTATTGCCATGCCTCTCACTGCTGAACAAGGATACAAAATCCGCGAAGAGTATTCTGACATCAAAGAAAAAGAAGTTTGTGATGCTCATGGTCTGACGCAAGTTGGAGGTTCACGAACTAAAATTGATGGCACTGATGGTGTCAACAATAAGAGCATCAAGAATATGTCAGGAACCTCTACGCAGGTTCACCTCACAACACAGAAACATTTCATCAAGATGTTGAACATCGGTGATGATGCGGCTGAATTTATTGGTCACTTTTGTGGAAATGAAAACTATAATTACAATGGTAAAGATCGCCGCACGATCAAACAAATTGATAAGCAATATGTAGATGCTTTTAAGCAGTTTCTTGATGACAAGAAAGAAGAAATTGTTGATTTGATTATTCGCAACGGGTGTGACATCACCTCTGTTGTTATTAAGAGCACTAAAACTGGTGATGAATATGAATTGACCTACAATCAGATTTGTGATAAAATTAAGGATGCTAAATGGGTCTTCCTGTGTGGTGGTATTCATCTAAAAAATGCTCAAGGTAAAAGTTACTTTCATTTTCAGCGAGAAGGTAAGAAATCCAAGAGTAATCGTTACAATGTTCTGTGGCACATTCACCAACACCTGTTTGTATGATTATCAATAAAGATTGTATTGAAGGTATGAAAGAGATGGAAGATAATTCCGTCGATTGTATCATCACATCTCCACCATACAATAAAAAAGGATTGTTGGGAAAAGTAAAACCTGGTAATCAAATTTGGGGTAAATTTCAAATTGATTATTCATCTTATGGCGATGATATGCCAGAGGATCAATATCAAGCATGGATGATAGAATTTTTGAATCAATGTCATCGTGTAGTTAAACCAAATGGTTCTATCTTCTTTAATCATAAACCTAGAAGATATAAAAACAGGTGTTATCTTCCAACAGATTTCATCAGCCAGAGTGATGTTCAACTCTATCAACTCATCATCTGGGATAGACGCAACTCGCCAAACATCAGGAATGATGTTCTTGTGCCATGTACGGAACATATCTATTGGTTCTGTAAAGATAAACCAAAAGTATTTCGTGATGCGATAGATCCTTCATATAGGAGTGAAGTGTGGGTAATCAATCCTGAACGACAGAAACAACATCCTGCTCCATTTCCTGAGCAACTTGTTAGGAATTGTATCCAACTTACAACTCAAGTTGGTGATATTGTTCTTGACCCATTTATGGGTAGTGGAACCACAGCGAAAGTAGCACAAGATCTTAACAGAAACTGGATTGGATTTGAGATTGATCAAAATTATATTGAAATTGCAGAAAACAGAACTCACAATCCAATGGCAGAATTATTTGCCACTGATACCAACTGTAGCTCCTAAAGTGTCCCAGTAGTGTGAGGGGCACTCCGCTCCCATAATTATCATCAAATGAACGAAAAAATCGCACAAGTGAAAACCTTCGTGAATGAGAATGTTTCTAATGAACTTCTCAAGAATGTTGGAATCTCAACTGCTATTCTGTTCGTCGTGATTGTAGCACAACTTCTTATCCATGAAGTTGTCGCAGTTGTTGATAGCATCCCTGTTTTCAACGGTGTTATGGAAATCGTTGGATTGGTTGCTTTCATTAACTTCACTCGCAACAATCTCATCACTGCCGAACAGCGTAGCGCACTTGTTGAGAAAGTTCAAACTATCTTCAACGAAGTTGTTGCCTGAGGAGTTTAACTCCTCTTTTTTTTATCAACTGTAGCCTGTAAATTGTCCCAATAGTATGAACGCAACCACGCCCGTGAAAAATACCCATTTGGAACATCCCGAAGATTCTATCCTGACTGGTGACCTTTCAGTTCTTGATTGGTTCAGCGAGTCTGATAGTATCATCAGCACAAAGATTGATGGCGCTCCTGCTATTGTTTGGGGCACGAATCCTGCCAATGGTAAGTTCTTTGTTGGCACCAAATCTGTGTTCAACAAAGTAAAGATCAAGATCAATCATTCTCATGAAGAAATTGATGCGAACCATGAAGGTAAAGTTGCGCGTATTCTTCATGCTTGCTTTGATTGTCTTCCTCGCACAGCTTCTATCATTCAAGGTGATTTTATTGGGTATGGCGGTAGTGATACTTTTCGCCCCAACACGATCACTTACATCTTTCCCGAAATAATCTCTCAGGATATTATCATCGCACCTCACACAATCTATGGTGGTGGTGATGATCTCCGCAATGTTTCTTCTGTTCCTTTGACTGGCAAACTTATCAGCACTAAAAAGTGTTTGTTTGTTCAACCTGAGGTCTCGTTGAATCCTTATCGCGAAGATCTTGAGGATATTTGTAAGTTTGCCAAGCAAATGGCAACGATGTGTGAGTTTGTCACTCCTGCCAAAGCAACACAAATTAAAAAAGCAATCAATGATTGCATCCGCGAAGGAAATGTCGTGAATGAAGATGAAATTGCAGAAAAATGCGATTGTGATGTTAATGTTCTGCGATTGTGGAAACTCGTGTCATCTATCAAAGATGATTTGTTCTGCTTCATTCAAGAAGATGACGAGATTGGTTGTTTGATTGGTAATGAAGTGACTCTACATGAAGGTTATGTCATTACGAACAAGTTTGGCATGTTCAAAGTTGTTGACCGTGAAGAGTTTTCCCGTGCCAACTTTATCATGGAGAAGACTTGGTAATGCTTACTGTAGCCTGTAAAGTGTCCTAGTAGTATGGATACCACTCAAGCACAAATGAATCGGGTTGAGATTAACCGCTCGATCATGGAACTTAACTTCCGCAAGGAGAAGTTGCAGAATCAGATTGATGCAATTCAAGCACACATTAACCACCTTGTTGCTCTTCGTGAAATGAAACAGTTTGATGAAACTCCACTCTTTGACCAAATGTTCGGAGGTTGATGTAATGACTGCCACTCTTGCTCAAGAACAAATTGCTGAGAATGTTCTCAAGCACACTTATGTTTTGTGTGAGGCACTTCTCCACAATTATAAACATCAACATGGTGGAACTCAAGAGTATAAGTTCTATCCTGAAACTGGTAGAAAGTATCACAAGATTATCATGGATGCTAACGGTTCCCGCAGTGTTCATGCCTTTGTTGATAAAAAGACTGGCGAAGTTTATAAGTCTGCCAGTTGGAAAGCTCCTGCCAAAGGTGTTCGTTATGACCTGCGATTGATTAAAGATCGTGAATGGTTGTTTGAAAATGCTGACTGGTCGGGTGGTTATCTCTACGCACGATGACAATACTTCTAGTTTGGTTTTTGATTGGGATTCCTATAGGAATCTTAACTGGATTCATGATTGAAACTCCCGATGATGATGAACTACTCTAACCTATCAAAGATTCGTCCGAAACTGAGGACAACTGGTAACATCACTGGTAACTTTGGACGACCCAAAGCTAAAGCAGGTTCTTCACTCAACGAAATCGGAATGACTACCAAAGAAAAGATCAAATGTGCCACACAAGATGATTATCTGAATCGTCTTTATTATGCCTTTGATAATACCGAAGATTCTAAGTTGAAGAAGTTCATTTATAGCGAGATCAGAAAGATTCATGTCCAGAGAGGAACTTGGTGAGAGAGTAACTCTTACTGTAGCCTCTAAAGTGTCCTAGTAGTATGAACAACACCATCGTTTCCGAAGTCTACTCTTACCATACAAATTGGAAGGAAGGTAAAGTCAATCAAATGTGGATTGAGCAAATCACTGACAAAGAGTGCGACAATCTCTTTGTTGCTGTTGCACACAATCCCCGCAATGGTTCTACGATGGAGATGAGCAATCCCCGCACATCTTACCATGAAACTCTACAATGGGTTCGCAAATGGTGTGGCACTTTCTGTATTCTTCCTGCCTGATTGATTATGAAGAACTATCGCGTAAGAGTTGAAACCTACGATGGATGTGTGACCATCTGGCATGAGAAATCAAGGGCAAAGACTGCTAGCAAATTGATTCTCAATCGGGTCTACAATCAGCTCTGTG